GTATTAAGCCAACCAGATTTATTCCCAAATAACCTATACAATGCACCTATAGCTGCACAAACACCAGCATAAACTGTGTTGTAACAATGATCGACCGCAGGTCGATATTTTTCGGGTAAAAAACTAGCTCGTATATTCCTAATACTTTCAGCAACTTGCAATTTAAAAGTCAAATCACAACCTGAAACATCACCGTCATTCAATTTATCACCAAGATTAGTAACTGCCCTGACAAACTCAGGGCCAGGAATTTGAATACCTATGGTAATTGGATGTTGACCGCGTGTGTCCATTAATTGATCATTCTGCTTATTAAACAATACAATAGTCGCGAGCAAATGGTGCAAAGGTGCACCCATAAAGACACGAGTCTTCTTCTGTAAAACTTTCTCTTTTAGACGCAATTCACTCTTTTGAGTCATAGCAAAATAACACTCAACAGGCTCCCCTTCCAAAATTTGTTCAACACGATATTGAACATTTTCGGGTTGTACTTCCATAACATCACGTTTAGTATCGTGGTGATAAAAATAAGGGTAACCAGGAGATTTATTAAGATCCAAACTTTTTACTGCTTCATCATAAGGAGTAATATACTCACTAGGGGAGCTAGTCCAAATCGATCTCAATTTTATTGTTAAAAATTGCTCTGCCCTCTGAATAAGATGGTCAGGAAACATTTTTTCCACACAACTATGTTTTGACAAACCATTCTTCATGGTCTCCACTGTCATTATTGATGGAACATATTCCTCATTGTCCTCGATATGCCAAGGTGCTGGCGTAAAAATAGATTTACCGATAGGACGAAAAGGAACCAGTGATATTTTATGTATTCCAAGGTCTTTAGCTACCCCAGGAACAAGCCCTTCAACTGGCAGGGCCATTAATCGCGTGAATGGAATCACGCTGGGGGAGGTATCACCTTCCCCAATAACTGTAAAAAAGCTTCATCTACAGCTATTCCGAAATTGGTCTGACCTTGCTTACCAGCCGACATATGAATCCCTACAATCTTATTCTTTGTATTTATATAAGGGGAACCACAATCACCTTCAGCCGTGCTCATCTTATGTTCAACATAAGGTCCATCATCATCTTTGCCTACCGTGACTACGGCGCCACAGCTTATTTTCTTATCGGCAGTGAGCATAAACAAGTCTTCACCATGAACTGGGATAGTGAAATTTTTCATGGACAAACCCTTAGGTAACCCTGGGAGACAAGGTAAAAAAGCCATGTCCTTATGCATCCCTTTTACATCACATTTCCAGATTCCTTTGCCATCAGCCTTCTTTTTAAGTTCAAACTCTTTGCCATCAATGAATATATAACACGCCCGATCCGTACTATGATTATTCATTAAAATGGCTCCTTGTTGGAACTTACCTTCCTTAGGATCTTTGGCTACCTTAGCATTCAAGATTATACAATTCTGCACGAATTTATGATCTTGATCAAGGATCGCTCCTAAATTCTGCTGGGCATCAGAAATATCAACCTCAGGACTCTTAGTTTTCGCTTCCAATTTCGGCAACTGTTTTTTAACTGGCTCATCCTTCTTAATAACAGTCGGAACTTTCTTTTTAAGTGGTTGTTCCTCCACTTCCTCAACAACAATATCAGCAGCAGCTTTCTTGGCCAACTCAATTTTCATGAGTGCCTCCTGGAATTCTTGCCTAACCAGGGCTATCTGATCATCGTTCTGCTTTGTTGTGGATTCTTGCATAGCATATTGGGCATACACCTGCTCGGCAGAACGCATATGATGCGGAGTTTTCATAGTATTAATTTCATCCTCATGAGCACAAAGTACATGACTATACATATTTGATTCAGTGGAATCTTGTCCAAAGACAATAGCCCCGCAAATGAGGCAACATTGTTCTTTATGAATCAAAAATAATTCCAACTGCCCTTCTTTTGTCAAGTCAAATTCGTCTCCACAAGAGTAACAATAAACACGAAGAGTTTTTGGCCCAAACATGTATTGTCTCTTGAGTGACTCAAATCTTTTTGTATTCTGCATCATCCTAATCTTACTTTCACATACGTGATCAGAAAATGTTT